TTTCAATCATGTCATCAACTGCCTGGCCATAACGACCGATAGCGGCGTTCACATCCTGAACCAGTTTAGGATCTAACGATAACTTCGGCTTCGTTGGCATTGCGCTTGGGACAATGGCTACGTTTGAGTTGTTGGTCAGTTTTCCTATGGTGCCGTTGAGTGGACTGGCATCGTCTGTTGTGATAGTATCAGGACCAAGGTATTGATGAACGGCAACGCCAGCAGTCTTGCCACCGATGAGATTGCCTATCTCCGAATCGGCTTGGACAGTATAAGTGATGCCATTGGGGTTAGCCTTGAATTTGAAGAAGCCCTTATCTGCTTGGAGGACATGACTGAAAAGCAGGTCGCCCCAGTAGTAGCCAGTGGACGACTGTGATGCGTGATCCAGTCCCTTCCAGATTTCATTGGCAAGACGATGTAGGTCAGAACGATCAACACCACGGTTGAGGTCATACTGACGGAATTCTTGTGGGGAATAGACTGCACGACCACCACCGTCTTTCTTGTTGAACATATGCTTGTCCATGATGGCGAATCTGCCGTTTGAATCGCGACCGAAGATCAACGCTGGATATCCGTCCCACTTGATAGTGACAGTCTTTGGATTCTGAACAGTGGCGACACACGCCTGAACTGCTCGTTTTGCTCCACCGGAACCGCCGAGGAACACCATATCTTCGGGATGATCTAGGTGTCCCTTAGCTTCATTTAGTCTGCTGAGTTTTGATATCAGTTTTCTCATGCTTTATGCTTATATATCGTTGTGTAGATGAACTTTGCCAACATAGTCATTGCTTTTATGGCTTTTTTATCGGTATAAGTTTTCTGAATTTCGGCTGTATACCCTTCCAATTCAGTCTTATATTGATTATACGAGGCACCGAGGTATTTTTGTAGATACGAGTCACAGAACGATGATATTGAAAAGTTCGGCGAGGCTGCCTCATTGAGGGAAGGCATTGAAGTATCTGATCCTGTGTTTCGGGCCGTAGTGTTTCGGGCCGTAGTGCTTGCTTGTCGGGCCGTCTTCAATGCTGTGTCGAGCATTCTTGCCCCATCGGAATTTCTAAGCCACACCTTAGGTGGTGTTTCGTGTGTAAACCAATCTCCCGTGGTTGTTTGTATAAAATCTGAACCAGTCTTGGTTATCCTCAACACCAATTTGATTGGCTTGCCGGTGATCATATGTCCAGGTGCCACTCTATACCATGTATTAGGACCTGTATCAATTGATGCTGACGGATCGGAGCTAATTGTTCCGTTGGTCAAACCAATATCTATTTTATGTACTAAGTTTTCACAGAATTGATTGGTGTAAGTTCGAATGCCTGAGGTATTGGGATCGGATCTGAAATTGTGGAGCCCGGTTGCCTGCCATGCGACATTTTTGAGTACGTTACCCCAGCCTTCAGTTATTTCACTTATCTGCATCTGCTCTCCGGATAGATTTTGAAAATCTCGCCGAGTCTCTGTTCTTGATGGCGCCAAGAAGCTTTCGTTCAAGGACCTCACATTGTTCCGCAGTATAATGTTTGGTCATTGTTTCAAGCAGGTTTATGGCACTTATTATCACATTGTTAGCTCGGTTCTCAATGAGGTGTCGTGAATCACGAGACACACTGATAGACTCAAGTTCTTCCAACAGACTTCGGGTTTTCTTTTGCATATGGTATTTATGCCTTCTTCAAGTTATTGAGCATTGATTGAAGTGATGAACCCTGGGCATTCACCGTGATCTTGTTCTTCGGGACTACCTCGGCTAACTGCGACACATCAGTATATGGTGTCGGCTTATTGGCTGCTAAAATGTCATTCGGAGACGGCGTGGGGTTAGGACGATACGAAGTCTCTTCGGTACCATCGTCTGGAGAACCAGGATCGGTGATCCGCAGAGTTTCAACATTGAACTCCAACTCAATCTTCTGTCCGATGCCAGAACTACTACGAGTTTTCATCAGTTGAAGCTGATATTGCCCACGCTCACGCATTGTCCTCGATGTGAAGATGCCAAACACATTGTCGGCGGTGTTGATCTTTGAGATACCACCTGAAATATGGCTGTGATCAAACTCAATCTCCTCTACTGCTGACCGATTCAACTGTGCTGCCGTAACGAACAACACATTCAGTTCCTTAGCCAGATTACGCATCTCCTCAGCGACATACTTGTCCTTGACGAACAGATTTTCCGGGGATACCTTCACGCTAACTGGCATCAACAAATCAAGATAATCTACGCATAGATAGTCAATTTTCATGCCTGTTTGAATCGTCAGCTCCTTACAATAGGCTCGGATGTCATTCACAGTTGATTGGGCCGGCATGTATTTCACGCGGAACTTGCCTGCCTTCTTGCTCAGCATCCGCACCTTCATTTCAACATTGTCAAGATCCTTGAAGATGGACCGTGATGAGGTGTCAGTCATCATAGAGTCAATACGCATTGAACACAGCCCTTCGCTCAGTTCCAGAGTGATGTAGGCACCGTTCAGCCCGGCCATTGACCAGTTGACAGCAAGGTTCTGCATGAACAATGACTTGCCTGATCCTGATCCGCCGGCGAAGATTTGAAGTTCACCACGATTGAACCCGCCGTAGAGCGCCTTGTCCATAGTTGCCCAACCGGTGCTGTTCTGCCCGTTGTTGGACTTGAGCGCAACCAGCCTGGCCCTTGGATCGGCGAAGTAATCAACACCCATGTCTCGTTGCAGACTGATTTGAACAGCGTCCTTGATCAGTTTTTCAACTGGCTCATACTCGCCCTTCTCCAACAAGTCGGCACTTTTCAGAATGGCCCTCTCAAGCTCTTGTCGTTTTGTGAATTGTTCAAACTCTTCCAGGAACCAGTCGTAGTGACCCTGTGACAGGTCAGGAATCAGTTCCAGTGTCACGCCGGTGATTGCCTGAACCTGTGTGATATCAGGCAGAACGCTGTGTTGTTCAGTGTGTTCCTTGAACATTTCGGCGACAGGTCTCAATGACTTGTCAAAGTTTGCCGGGTTGAAAATATTCGTAACTCGGACATATAGTTCCGCGTTGGAACTCATCATCCGTAGGAATAGCTTCTGAACATCTACGGTGTAATTAGTTAGCTTTGGCTCTGAGTGCTTTGACAATTGAATTCCTTCTCATTTCTATTTTGATCTTTGACATCGTGGCTGATCGCAGGATGCTAAGTAGCGTGGCGACTCGGCCATACTTTATCATGGCATCATTGGCGTCCTTCACCCCGGGTTCCCAGTTGGGCAGACTGACTTTGTATCCCAGTTCCAATGCTCGTTCGCATACCATAAGACCCGTGAGGTCCTGATCAGGGACGACGATGATTGGTTTATTTAGTGTGGCCAGAAACATTGACTGCTCTTGGTTGATGGTGTTATGAAGATACGCACAGCCCTTCATACTTATCGCATCAAATACTCCCTCAAACAAAAGACACACTTCCCAATCGGGTTGTTGAAAGTCCATACCAAACACATACCCGGTTTGTTGATCGTTGATGTATTTGGGCAACTTGTCGTCCAGGTAACGACTGGTGCTGCCGACAATGCGCCCCTCATGTGTGAATGGTAGTATGATTCTGTCACGCTGTCTGCCGGTTTCCATTGGAGTAACCATAAAGGGATACTCATCGTATTTTATACACCGAGAAGTCAGATAATCAATGTATCGGGGATGCAGCGGATGCGTTGGTGATATCAAGGATCCTTCTGGTAGAGGCACCGTGTCAAGCTTCAACACGAATTGGGGACGATCTGCCGAGAAGTCAAGTAGATCCTTGTTCTGGAGGCTTTCAAGCGACCATCGCTGAATCTGTTCATCGTCGGCACCTAACCACATCAACAACGAACGCATACTGCCGCTGATTGACTTGCCAAGGGTGTATCCAGTTTTGTAGCCGCAGTTGAAGCAATGGTATGTAAGGTTTGGTCCGGTGAATATGACGCCGGCTCTCATTCGCCTGTCAGCTTTGTGACCACGATGATGACAGCACGGTGCGTTGAAGGTTGTCCAGCCGGATCCGGTCTGTTTTTTCTTACCGCTAATCAGGCTTAGTATGTTGAGCATCGCTCATTGTAGCATACTATCATGGTGAAAAGCAAGGCGTATTTTACCGACTGAGGAGGTTTGTAACCGATCCGCAATTACTGACGAAGCCTACGCGGATTTCGGGATGAACGCCGGACACGGTTGTGCCAATGGTGTCTGTCGTTGAGGCGTAGTGATGGTCGTCTATTGGATACCAGGTGGCACCGTCCGACGATCCTTGGACGATGATGTTACCGGTGTAATCAGCAAGGTGAGCCTGAATGGTGAGGCGCTGAGCACCACCGTGAATGGTGCTTGAGTAGTAGGTGATCGCCGGTGTATTGACATTGGCTAACGGATTGACATTTGGCAACATCTGTCCTGTAGGAATGGACACACTATTGGACAGGATATGCGAAGGCAGGACGGAATCCAGGATGTCAATTTTACCGCGGGCTCCTGCGCTGCCATCTACGAATACCGGGTAGTTGAACGAACCATCTGGTATCTCCAGAGAGTAATGGCAGCGTTGTGCGCTGACATCAACGAGGTCGTCCGCACTGACGAGTAACGCGGCAATGCCGGTTGCTGCCCACTGTAGCTCCAGCGTCTTGCTCAGCAGAATGGCAGTGCCGTCGTCACTGATGATCCGACATGTGATTGACTTGCCAGTGAGGTTGATGCCCTTCTGTTCTTGATTGACAAACTTGAATTGAATTTGGTTATCTACCCCGCGATGAAGGGTGAGTGTCTTACTGAATTGTGGCATAAATCTCCTTGGCGAAGTTCCAGATGCTATCACGACTATCTGCCGTTGATGGTAGAAAAATACTGGTGTTGAATACATCTGGTGCTCCTGTTCTATATTTATCGCCAATAATAAATAAGGTAAATTCCACCAGATAAATAAAGAAATGATCCCAAACGAATTCTTCACTCGACTGACTGCAAGCCATCCGTTTATCACTATTTGTAATTATGCCAATCAAGACTATGTTGGGATTGTTCAGAACAGAGATGAAATCGTCACCACAATATACGACTACGGAGCCATAGTTGATATGGCAAGCAAGGAACGATTCCTTGAACTAGGTGATGTGTGGTGGTGGGAATCTAACCGTCTCATTCCGATCAACCTGTTCCTCAAAGAAGATTGGAACATCTTTCGTCCATACATCAGAACATTCAACAACAAGAGCCTGGTGATTCTTCATGGACCTGTATGTAGTATGCTTGAGATGACCAAGAAGCGCAACAAACGCCGGTCTATCACGCTTGTCAGACGAATGCCTTAGTCGTAATAGGCTTTGACACCAGATGCCAGCAAGTTCATATGAACGACGACAAGCTGAGCATAGGCTACTGAATGGGAGTGGCGAAAAGCATAGTCTCCGTCCCCATCCTTATCCCACACTGATCTTGCTATCTCGCTCCATTTCTTACCAATGAGATGCTTCTTCGCCGGTCTTATCAATGCCAGAAACATCGCCAGCCGTGGTATTGAATCAATTGGCTCTGGCATTCGCTGAATGAGATTGGCATGATTCGCCAAATGGATCAACTTCAGCACAACTTCTCGTTTCTTCAGCACAGTCCAATCCGGTTCCTTCATCATCTCCAGTAGATGCGCTTCATTCTTGATGTACGAATACACAAAGACATTCAGCATGTCAAGCTTGAAGTAGCCACGATCTTCTGCCATGGCATAATCAACCGTACACATATCAAGCACCGGATCGTATGGCGCCTTGGTAACATATACACCTGTTGAGTGTTTCCTGATGGGGTTCACAGCCCGCATTGCCGCAGGCACATGGTCAATGCGATTCAATATGCCCTGGCGGTCGGAAAAATCAATGTCAATGTCGCCTGAACGGAACTTCATCGTGGGGTCACACCTGCGTTCATCAGAATTTGATATGCCTTCTGAACGATCACGGCTTGTCGGGTGGCGTCCTCGGATGCTTTGTGCGTTGTCACATACCCGCCGTCTTTGAGCGAGACTCCGGTGATGTCGTAAATTGTGCGGGTGTCTCGCACGGTGCTGAAGACCCATGGCTCCTGCATCCCGACCGCTGCCCAGCAATTTTCCATGAGCACCACATCAAATGCTGCCCCATGACTCCACACCTTGCCACGGTTCCAGCAGAATTTGTGGAGCTTCTCCATGGCTTCAAGCAACGGAATACGATCATGGTCACCAAGTGCCTCATGCTGCGCCGATGCTGATTGGTTGCCCCACCAGGTGACTGTGGCGTCATTGACTACACGCCCCATCTCAAGTTGTTCCTCGATGGACGGTCTGAGGTCAAGCACCTCAGTGACTCCGTTACCGCGTGGGTCAAAAATCACTGCCCCGATTGTTAGGACTACGGAGTTGGGAGTGATGCCCAAGGTTTCCAAGTCAATCATTATGTCTTGTGCCATTTTATTTCTTTCGTTTAGTTATTGGGTTTTCAGTTCTTGGCATTCCGCATTTGGAGCAGTAGCATGTAGCCTGAGATACTTGACCTGCGGCATACGCTTGTTCCCACAATTCCCAGTTCGTCCATTGATGCCAACCTATTCGGCATTGCCAGCGCTGAATCGGCTCAAGCTCCTTCAGCTTTCTCCAGGTATCATTCGGGGTGTGCTTTTGACGCTTCTCAAACATATCCATTAGTTCTGCCACATTTCATACATTGTAATAAACCTTGGTTCCCATATCTGTATTGTAACACGACGGGACATAAAAGTAAAGTCCCATCCGACACCTCTTTCTCCAAAGTTCTTCCGGCACCATTTCACCAGAATAGTCGGGTCGTCTCCAATGGCGCGATAGCTTTTGACGTAGGTTTTCATGCCCACCTCAATGAGAATAGTGTGGCGTCTTTGTCATTGGTGAATGAGATGCCCCATCTATGGCCGGTTGATGCGTTACTCAGAGTCCATCGCTGCGGATCTGGAAGTGGTGGGTTAGGCATGTGTTCCTCAAGCCAGTTACCAATTTCATGATACGACTCACGCCAGTTTGTTATCTCAATGTCTGTCATAGCCACCTCAGCGTAAACAAAAGCAGATCCTGATCAGTTTCAAACCACAGGCAATACTCGTTGCCGTCGAATTCAAACTTATATTTGTGTCCCCGGTTACTCATCCACTGACGGACTTCTGCTTTTAGAAAAGAGAACGAGCTACCAACATTCAATATAGGATGATCAATCGTTTCCTCACAGGTGGACGGGTTGTAGCTGACTACCTTACCCATTGACAACGACAGCGGCATCTTGATCATAACCACCTCAAGGAAAACATAATCGCATCCTTCTCGGCGGCGAACAACCAATGACCGTTACGGACTTTGTGCGCTCCGCAGTTTTCACTGACCCAATCACGAACCGGATCGACAGGTTGAGGAGGATGAAATTTTTTACCGGTTTGAACGCTTGTCCAGCCCTGCATCTGTAGCAATTCAACCAGTACTTCCCAGTCTATCTCTGCTGCCAATGCTGCTGAAACCACATTTAGGTTTATATCATCTGTCAGTTGAACCGTCCACGATGCTGTCATTGTGCGTTGTTTCATTCCCACCTCAATAAAAAATATGTTAGATCGGCTTCAGTTTTGAACTGAATACCACTGATGAATCCGTCGGTCGTTAAGATAAATTCACCGTTATATTTCTTCAACAACCTGTCATATCTTGAATCCAAGAGAGTTCCTTCCGTGCCGTTCAATGCGTTGCGGACCGACGGGTGTCTAATTCCAATAGTTGATGTGTTTCTCATGACCACCTCAGTAAAAAATATGTCATGTCAGCTTCGTCCTCGAAATGTATGGCGCTGACATAACCGAATTCGTATAAGCAGTTACATTTCCATTTTTCCTCAAAGACACTATACATCGCACCAAGTCCCGATATCTCGTGGACGTGTCTTGCCGCGTCCATCAGGGCAACCCTTACCGCGCGGTTGGTATATTGTAATGTCACTCCCATCGCAACCTCCACCATGCCACATCCTCAGCCTCGGTGAATCCCCACCACTCTTCCTTGTTGTCACTATCGGTGCTGTAGCAGTTGACTTTGCCTTTTAGATTGTCAGCACACCATTTCCAGTAATCTGCTTTGGTGCCGTCACCCCATCTTAGCCTATTGGCGAATGGTTCTACACAAATGAACACCTTAGCCTTGACCTGAGGCTCGCCGCCGAATTGCTCTGGTGTCCACAACGGTGAAGTCCATTTACCAAGCCCGGGCCTTACTCCATTCCAGTACTTGGCGAATTCTCGACGGGTCATCGTATTCTTATGCTCAAACGGGAAATTGCTCATGACCACCTCAGCGTAAACATGATGTAATCCTGCTCATCACGGAATCTATAACGAGAACCGATTACATACCATCGGCACCAAGCGTCTGGTTCCTCTGGTGTCGGGCCAAATTGTTCCACACACCATTGATATTGTTCTCTGTTATATTTGAGGAACGACCAGTCCGACGATAACGCACGGTCAGCCTCGTACCACTTCGCCCTGGAGAAGTTGTATTTCGGTTTCGGCATATATTTCGTCCTTAGGGTAAATATCTCACCGACTGGGCCGGTCATTGGTTGAACGCCAATGATTTGCTGAGCAAGAATTGTCGGCCAGACTTGGCGAATCATCGGTAGCAGAACTTTATTCATGCCCACCTCATTATGAACCACAACCGCTTGGTATCGTCAGTAAAGTAATATTTGTTACGCATACGCTTCCATCCGTTGACCGGTGGTTCTCCCCACATATCCCTGGTCCCGTAAGTTTGTTCACACCATGAATCAATGTCAGGATACCAAGTTATTCCCCAGGGGTCGCCCGCTGTAATGCCTTCAGGTAATGTAACAACAAAGTAATCCGATAGGGTTTCTAATTCAATGTTCATGACCACCTCAGTATAAACATTGTCTCGTACTTTGGCTCTGTAAATTCAATCATCGCGTGATCTAGTTGTTGACCCTTTCCTATAGGAGTGATGACACCTTGGTCATGCAACCACTGGACATAATGACGATGGATAAAGCCAAATCCAAACTCGGTATGGTAGCCGGCAACGGCGGTTTGAAGATACGGCAACACCGGAATCATAGCCACCTCAATAAAAACGCTGTGTATTTCTTCTCGTCAATAATCCTAGAACTGGCGGTGGCAGGCACGCCGGAGTAGAGGGGGCCTTTGTATGTGAGGTCAATGCCATATTTCTCCAAGGCCATTACATCAAAATCAATATACTTGTCACCTTCATTTGGTGAGTTATGCCAGTCCAACCAGGCATTGTTTAGCGCCTTGTAAATTGATGCGCTCATAACCACCTCAACTGAATCATTGTCATCATCTGTTCGTCAAACACTCGGTGAATACAATACGAACCACCTTCATGCCACAACTGCCATTCTTTATCTTCCAACAAGGCGTAGTTACTCATCATCCAATGATTGAACTCTAATTCTCTCTGTGAAACTATCTCCCAATAAATACTACGGCGTTTGACAATCATGCCATATTTATTGATCGTTTCAGTAAAATCAGCCACACTCATAGCCACCTCAATGAGAACAGGATG